CCTGGGGCCCCGGAGCAACGGGATCGGATAACCTGCCTGAGGTGTGTACTCCTCAGGTGGGGGTCCGGTTCCGCCGGAGCGATGGACCGGCACGTGGGCCCGCACACGTGCCGTACCGAGGGGGCAGGGTCTAGCCAACCCTGCTGCTTTGATGACTTCAGAGATCAGGAAGAGCTGCTGGAAGAAGCGACTGAAGAGATTCTGAAGTTGAAGGTGGAGCGCGCGCTTGAAGACGGTGAGGACTGGATATATGCGAGAGTGCGGGATGAGCAAGGACAGCGTGAGTACCAAGCTGTTCAGCTCAATAGTGAGGACCAGGTGGCAGAACTATGCGCCACGATGCTCCCACGCCTGTCGAACATCCATATGTTGAAGTGGAACAGAGCATTTTACATCCAAATGCTCGTCCTATTCATGATGTTTGCAGGCGTGGAGGCACAACCACAGTACTTAGACCAGCTGGGCTGGGGAGAAGTGGTGGTTGCCGTGGTGGTAGCCCTGGTCATGTATGCATGGATGCGACCAAGGAGGAAGGAGGTACGCGTACCCACTCCGCGGTTTGTCAACAACGCTGGAGCGCGTCGGGCCATCGTTCCGCTGTTCGCGGCGGGTGGCGCGGCGGTGGCTCCGGGCGGGTTGCAGCCAGAGGATTCCGTGCATGCGGCTGCTCAGTTGGAAAGAGCTGCGGGAACAGAAGGGATGCACGCCTTGTTCCTAGCGATTGGGAAGGATGTGTACGACATGGCAGGGGGACTCTCTGCGGGTGAAGCTTTTTATGAGAGGTATGGGAACATGATCAAACCCTCCGCGGACAATCCTAATGATGTGTGGAACGCCTTGGCCCTTGTGGCTGAGCGCGAGTACATGCATCAGCAGGTGCGTGACGGGTGGGATGAGATTAGTGACTATTGCCTGGAGAAGGAGGTTTTCTCGGAGGATGAGCTTGCGGGGTTTAACCCAGTCATGCGAGTTATGGTGATGGCAGCGTTCTTTCATAGGACCAAACTATCGGCGCTAACACCGCGCCGTGACCTCACCAACTGGCTGAAGAATAAGTTCGGCCAGCATGTCCAACCAGCAGGTCTAGCGATCGCCAGTGAATTCATTGGTGCGCGCATGGCCTTACCATCTTTCTAATCTGGGTAGTGGAGGAGGCCCATAGCTACGGCAAGAGCTTTATCAGCACCTTGCCGCGGCCTCTGGGTCGGGCCGACTCCCTCACAATTAAAGTACGGTGGTTTGCGACTACCCGCGCTAGACCCAGACAGACGAGGAAATTGAAGCTCGATGCTATCCAGCTGAGACAGTATCGAATGAGTGACAACACGGTTGCCAATGTGCTAGTGGCACTGTTGACACGCGTCTATGTTGGACCACAGGTTTGGAACCCTCCCCACCGGGCAACGAACCGTGTGGTCAACAGATCAGCAAGTCTTGCTGCCCGTCAGGTCAGCGAGCCCATGTCCCCTGATGAGGTCAGGGAGCACATGAAGAGTAACTTCCCGCCAGCCAAGGCCGATATGTACATGAAAACCTTGGACGAGCCCTTCGTGATGAGGTATGCTCGCTTGGTCACTACCTTTATCAAGGCCGAGTGGGTCTGGTTAAAACCAGGGAAGTTCTATAAACCGAGGGTGATACAATTCAGGAGGCCCGCTTTCCTAGCCCAGATGTATTATTGGTATAAGCCCATGGAGCATGTGATTTACCATGGTAGGTATATCTGGAACAGTAAGCAGGCACGGTGCTGCGCTAAGGGTCGAAATCTGGTCCAACGG